ATAGGAATAATTTGTTGAAAGAATATAGTCAAAGCCACAGTCAAACAGCTTCTTTATCTGATCACATATTCCCTTATCAAGTTCATCATAAAAGCCTTTAAGGAAGTATTCCTTGTTATCTTTCATCGCAGTACCAACATGATTATCCGTCAGTAATATTATCTTCAAAGGCATCGGCATATTGATGTCTTTTGGTACAGGGAATTCATCTTTCTTTCTATTGATTGAATCTAAAAAATGGTCCCAGCTGCCGGCATTATATGCCCTGCTAAGACCATTGCCCAGTAAAAGAACCTTTGGTTTGCGTACTGCCAGATCAAAAGCATCACGGTGGTCTGGTACATGGTAGCTGCCACCATCGTGTTGGGCTTTTTCGTGGCCTACGCCGCAATGTTTGGCTTTGATAAACTGAAAGAGGCCATCATGCAGTTGCAGAAAAAGGAGTAAATAACTATGGCCAGATGGGGCAGAGCGGATTATAAGCAACTCCAGCAGCTCCGTGATAACATATCCAAGCTCCAAAGCGCTGATATGGAGAGGTTTTGCCGGGAGGTGTCAAAAGAGCTGGCGGCCAAGCTGCTTGCTCTTGTTATCCCGGTAACGCCTCTTGGCCACTACAACAAAGAGAGCGGCAAAAAAGGCGGAACACTGCGCCGTGGCTGGACTGCAAAGACCCATGAGGAGGCTGAGGCTGGCAACTGGAATAGCCTGGGCAAAGCCAAGGAGTATGCAAACTCCCTGCCCATCTCCAAAAATGGCAATGAGTACACCGTGGAGATCATCAACCCGGTAAAGTATGCCAGTTATGTAGAGTATGGCCATGTGCAAGAGCCTGGCCGCTTTGTCCCGGCCATTGGTAAAACGCTTAAAAAATCGTGGGTAGAGGGCAAATATTTCCTCACTGCCTCTGAGCAGAAATTGGCCCGCATTGCACCTGCTGTGATTGAGCGTGAGCTGGAGCAACTGCTTAAAGAAATATTCAGAGTATGAGAAAAGCCGGAGAGGGTCACACCTCTCCGGCTTTTTCTATTTGTGCTATCATGTTTTTCACTTTCGCAACTGCGCTGTTGTAATTTTCCTCAATAACACAAAATTCATCTTCATAAACTGATAACTTATTAAGAAAAGCCTCAAGTCTTTTGCTTTGGCTCTTTGGTGTTTTGAGTTTTACAGCGGCCTTGATTTCCGCATCAACTGCACGGTCCAGAAAATCAATTTTCAATGCCGTATTTGTTTCTATTACACTACGGGCTCCCTTTGAAAGATTGAGTGCGGCCACTCCTTTGCACTTGGCTTGCTCCGCTTGCAAAAGAGTAAAGGCCTTTTGCATGGACAGCTCTGCACGCATAAAAAATACATCAAAATCCAAGGTGCGTTGCGCCAGCAGAAAACTCTCACGCATAATTTCTGCATCCCGGATGGCCTGGGCCTTTGTGTATGTTTTTCTCATATCCCGCAAAATATCCTCCGGCACATCCTGCGGCACAAAAGAAACGTTGATGCTCCCCGTGGGCTGATCTGATGCGATGGGTGCGGCTGCGGGCTTTTTCTTTCTCAGCAACAGCCACGCCAAACAAGCGCAGATCACCGTGGCCACAACCATGGGCGCTCTGAGCTCCGGCTCAAAGATGGCCACGCATACATAGATACCCGCCGCAACGGCAAAGATGATGCCGCAGAACTTTCTCAAAAATCGGCCAAGACCGACAAAAAACCTTTTCACAAGATTACCTCCGCTTTGCTTATTTATTCTTGACTTTTACAAGGCAATTATATTGCTGTACCCTTTGCGTGTCAAGTGTTAGAGCCTTTAATGATAATGACATATCATTTCTGCAAACTATAATTTGCATTGAGGAGGTGATGCCAGATGACCGCTGAAAAGATCAAAAAGTTGCGGGAGGCAAGAGGCTGGACACAGGCGGAGCTTGCCCGGCGGCTGGGTGTAACCAGAAACGGTGTAAACTCTTGGGAGCAGGGGCTCTCCATGCCGTCACCGGCGTGCCTTGTCGAACTGGCCAAGGTGTTCTCCGTTTCCACGGATTATCTGCTGGGCGTTGAGAACTTGGACAGCGTAAATGTGACTGGCCTGGAGGCACGGGATGTGGCCCTGCTGGCAGAGATGGCGGACAGGCTAAGAAACCGCAATACATAAAAAGTGCAGCCCGCAATTTTTTTGTGGGGCTGCATTTTTTTGCTTGACTTTATACACCTTTTGGTGTATAGTATAGACAGAAACCAACAGGAGGTGCCGCTTTATGACCCAGAACAACACCAGCAAACTCCAAAACACCCGCCTTGCACATGGGATGTCACAGTCCCAGCTTGCCACCGCTGCCGGTATCAACTCCCGGATGCTCCAGTATTATGAACAGGGAGCCAAAGACTTGAGCGGCGCAAAGCTGGCCACGCTGCTGAAAATCTGCACCGCCCTCCACTGCAAGCTGGAGGACATCCTCCCGGACGGTGAAACAGCCACCCTCCTGGAGCAGTACACAGCGATGTGACAATACAGACTTGAGCGGGGTGAACGCACCCCGCTTTTTCTTTTCTAAGGAGGCACACCATGAACTACAAAGGATTTCACCATCTGACTTGGAATGACAGGTTGACAATGGAAAAGATGCTCAAGGCCAAGTGCACCAAGGCGGCCATTGCTGAGGCTCTGGGCGTGTGCATCAAGACCATTTACAATGAGATCAAGCGGGGCCTGTGCACCCAGCAGACCAGTGACTACACCTTTGAGGAGCGCTACTGCCCCGATGTTGCGGAGCGGAAATACCGGGAGCACCTGCGGGACAAAGGGCCGGACCTCAAGGTTGGCCATGACTACGCCTTTGTGGAGTTTGTGGAGCGCAAGATCATTGATGAGCAATACTCTCCCGGAGCCGCCCTTGCCATCGTCCGTGAGAGCCAGCAGTTTGATACCTCCATCTGTGAAAGCACCCTCTACAACTACATTTACCGTGGGGATGTGTTCCTGGAGCTCAACCCAGATCATCTGCACGAAAAAGGCCGCCGCCGCTATGAGCAGGGCTGGCAGAAACGGGCAGCAAAGCCGCCCCGTGGTGAGAGTATTGAGCGCCGCCCGCCGGAGATCGCCGCCCGCAATTCCTTTGGCCACTGGGAACTGGACAGCGTGATGGGCACCGTGGGCTCCAGCCGTGCGCTGCTGGTCCTCACAGAACGCCTCACCCGTGCTGGCATCATCCTGGCTGTGCCAGATCACACCGCCGCCAGCGTGGTCCGTGCTCTCAACGGTCTGGAGCGCCGCTTTGGCAAAAACTTCTACCGCATGTTCAAGAGCATCACGGTTGACAATGGCTGTGAGTTTTCTGATTTTGAGGGGATGGAAAAGGCTTGCCGCAGAAAAGGCAAGCGCACCCGTGTGTACTACTGCCACCCATACGCACCACATGAGCGTGGCAGCAATGAAAATATGAATAGGCTGATACGGCGGTTTTTCCCAAAGGGGACCAATTTTGATGAGGTGTCAATCTCTGACATCCGCCAGGCGGAGCGGTGGATAAACAACTACCCCCGCAAGGTGCTGGGGTGGAAATCCTCTGAGGCTCTGGTCCGTGAATACCTTGCCGCCTAAAATTGCACAGGCCAGCAGAAAAGCCGGGGGCGCACTATGCCCTCCGGCTGTCCTCTGTTGGCATTTTCTGCCTCACACGCATAAAAATGGAGCTGCTGGACATGTCCAGCGGCTCCATTTTGCACTGCTCAAAAAATTTTTTCAACTTTTTTGCAATTTATTCTTGACATTTTGCTTCTTCCCGGAGTAGAATCTGCTTTCTCTCCACCGGAGAGCGGGGAATCACTGCAGTAGCCTCCAAAACGACAAAAATGTGATATGCTTTTCCCATCCAACGAAAGGCGGTTTTCCCATGAAACGCACAAAACTATCCGACCGTACACTTCCGTCGTACACCCCAGCGGAAGAGATCACAAACACGGTGACCCACATCGCCGGCGGCTGCCTCGGACTTCTGGCACTGGTGCTCTGCGTCCTCAAAGCAGTCCGGAACTG